GACGCGAATTTGCTTAGCGGGCCCACGATGGACCCATCCGGCAACTCCGCAAACTTCGATCGACACGCGTTGATCGCCTCCTTCAATGCAGGATTTGACCTAAACATCTCGAGCGCCAGATCGTTTAAAACACGATCGGATGCGTCAGAAAGGTCCAATGTTGCCATCGAACCATCCCTCGAAGCAATCTGCGCAAGTCTCTGATTTATCGACTGATCACGGAAATTAACGTGACCAGAAGTCAGAGGATGTGTCTCGATTCTCGAGTACAGCTCGCGCTGAATCGCTTGCTGTGCGTATTGTACGCAAGCAGGCTCAATCGCGATTATCCTGGGCGCTTTCAACGTCTTAGGAACAAGCGTAACCCTCACGGGCTGTTCTTGCTCCTCTGACACAAACGTAACCTTCTCAAGCAGCGTCTCATCCTCCGATGCACCTATGGAATAGGCGTTGTCGAAGAAAGGAAGAAACTGCTCAAGACGCTCATGCCAGCGTCGCCAAACAAACTTCTGGTTCCCCAGAATTCGATCGGCGGTAGCCCCGGGTCCATGCCTAGGTACCAATGTGTGAGGCGTAATACTAGCCACCACACTAGTCCAAAGGCAAGTCGCCACATCCAGGAACGAATCCCTGGCGGCGGGGTCCAAGGCGAAGTCGTTGTTAGCGTGCTCAACTTCGATGAAGTTCGAGATAGCCGCAGCCTCCCTCGCGGGAGTACACGGCATTTCGATCTTCTTGTAGAGCAGACAGACTTGTCTGACTGCTGCAACAAGGGTCGAATGATCTGAACCATGATCTAAGATCCTCCCTGACTCACGGTCGAACAAATGGACGAGCATACCTTGTAAGAAAGCAGGGATTGCTCCGTGCTTCCGAAAACTTCGGAAGTGCTCTGGTCCTATACACCCAGCTGCTAAGGCTTGTTCGAAGTCTTTGCAGAAGGATGGAAGGGTAATCGTCGCGAACGACAAGCCCTCCTGTTCGACCCGTGCCTTGATGGTCATCAAGTCACGTAAATCAGAGACATCAGCGGTACACAAGGCACACGCGTCTAAATAGACCGCGTGTACCAGCTCCAGGTAGTCACTTGCGTCACTTTTCAAGCATCCTCCTTCTCAGGGGGTAAGCTTTGAACCAGCGCGCACAGACCCGCCCTTGCGGGTCAACCGACCACCCTTCGGTGCTGGACTGAGCCTCCGACATCCAGGAACTGGCATGCCGGATGAGGGTTGCGATGATGGAGTTACTTCTCCACAGGTTGCACAGAGCGCCAAAGCCGTAAACAAGCCGTCAGTACGTCCCTGCGTGTGAACACACAAAGGAAGAAGCTAACTGGCAAGTCAACGGTAATGGCTTCCGCGCTCCAATAGAGAGATAGAGCTTCCACGTCACGCTCCGACCTACGACTCTTTGCCGTAGAGCTTAGCCACAGTGGCCGAAGACATCGCCGCGTTAAGGCCGGCGACCAAGTCCTGGACCGCCGTCACCGTGAACCCATAAGCGGGTCTGTCGATGACGGTGTAGATCGAGGTCGTGTCGTAGTCGTTGGACGAGTCCAACGGGTTAGTCACGATCGCCCTCTTGTCCAGACGAAAGACGGAACGGACACGTCCGTTGCCCTGCGTCTGGTGAGAGATCGTCAACTTTAGCGACTCGTCCTGAGTCGCGTAGATTGACGTGACAGTGTTGCCCTTCGTCTCCTGCGAGAGTCGAGGCAAGCTGTTTGGCGTACCTGCGATGGTGATGGATTGAGGGTCTGCAAACATTGGTTGACTCCTAAAAGCTTACGACCAGGTTGTGAGCTCCAGGGATAGATCATGCAGCGGCCGCTTTGCCACACGTCTTCCGTAATACCTGAAGCAGGTGATCCGGTGCCTACGAAAGGCATTTCCACTACACTCGGGCTAGGCCGAGTGCAATGAGGATCGCTGATTGCCTATCGGTCAGACCGCCGGTAGGCAGAGAAAAGTCGAAGTTACTGGTTGCAGGGAAGCGCGCCTTTGTCCTGAGCTCGCGGTACGTAGTACCATCTTGCACAGGCCCATTGGAACGCCACTGCGTCGCAGTGTACGCATAGCGATCGAAAATCTCGCGCATGACGTACATGTACTTAGAGACGATCGTCCCACTGATCTCGTCCTGGAAGCGCTGCAAGAGCGCACCAGTATTAGAGAACCAGTCGATCAACCAACTCCAAGGCGTCACTTTGTACAAAGTCACTGGGTCTGGGTTCAGCCCAGCCAAAGTCAGAAACTGTCTGGCGCTCCTAACTTGGGGATGCATCTCAGCATCCTGATCAAACTCGGGCCGGTACACACGAAACTTACCCTCATACCAAATCCTGACAACGTATTGGCGGCGCACTTGCATGCGCGCCCTCTGTACGCCAGGATAGGAAGGGGAATAGTACTCGACGAAACTCGGAGACGACCTGTCCCTTGTAACGTCCGAGACCACGGTGTCCGACACGACGTCATCCTCGGTAATCCTCCTTCGTACCCACTCGCCGTTCTTGCGCTTCGCGCGTTCGACGTAAGTGTAGTAGTTGTC